CAATCGAAGATCCTACCTTTTGATTGTGCTTGTTCTTTGCCATACTTTTCTTCAAGACATTTTGTGTAGGTAGTAATCAAATCATTCTTACCGAAATGATACCTGCCATTGCATTGTGATGCAGCAGCACGAAACTTATCTGCAAATTCTACCATATCTTCTACAACTTTCATATCTCGACAGCGCAAAAAATGATGTCCCTTTGCATAGTGGACAAAGTTTTCTGTTTTTACTCTACCACTAGGTCCACATCCATATTCACCAACGAAAACATTTGCTTCTGCTCTGTTCTCGTAGGGTAGAAATTCAAAGTCAGGATGTTCACTCATCATAGGTATCTCACCCACACCTATTTCAAATCTCGATGAGTTTTTTACTTCCCAGTGTTGCTTCACAGCATTGATACCACCTGGGAAAGTTGTCGAATCTAGATCTTCATCAACAACACAATGTAAATGTCCCACGATCTTATTGAGTGATGATGGTTTGCGAACAGATGTTGGCAGTACAAAACGAATATCATCAGTAACTTCTGATGTCTTATTCAAGAATCTAATCGCAAGATTCCCACCAACACCGTAAGGTGGATTACCAATAGCAAGAGTAAATTTCTTCATCAACAATCAGTGGGATTGATCAATCCATTTGGATCAGTATATTTTACAGCGAGTGTGAATCTATACCGACTTCTAAAAGTGGTTGCCCTATGTGGAATATCTGCATTAAAGTATAGCAGACGATTAGGTAAAGGGGCAACACCTACAAAGTTACCATCAATATAGAACTCTGTCGCCCCACCATCATCAAGATTCCAAATGTCATTTGGATAGTAAAGAAAGGTTATATCAGAATGAACACCACTATCAGTGTGAAAATATGGTCTCTCAGATGGAGAAAACAAGTTAATATACATCCTGTCCAGTTCTAAACCTTCGGTAAAAGGTTTTATCTTTTTCCGAAATAAATGGTACACATATTCAGTCTCACTAATCTCAGAAATCATACCTGTAGGTGTCAACTCAGGTCGATCATATTCACCATAAGTGTATTTGGCATCCAAACAATAATCAAGAACAGAAATATGTTCCTCTTCAGATAAGAAGTTATCTTCAACGTTTATTGTGTTATCCATTCCACTTTTGGTCTCCATATTGTAATACTCTCAGATTAAATGAAAATGTAACTCTAGGATAGTCAGTCTTAAGGCAAGGAGAAACACGATGTTGCAAATATGTAGGAAACATCAAAAATGATCCTTCTTCTATTTGGGGAACATAGTATTCACCAACCCATTCTCTATCCATAGCAATACTTAGTTGTCGGATTTGTGTAATAGGATCTTTGAACTCAGGTGGATTATGCTCTCCTTTCTTAAAGGATAAGAAATGAATACAAGACCAATGAAATGGATTCAATGCTTCTCCAATATGATCATGTAATTCTTGATACTCACCATCAGTATATACATTATACCATATATTATCATTTACTAGTTGAATCTGATATTCTTTATCAAATATCTCATCCAAACAACTTTCATATTCATATTTAAGAAGTGACTTATACTTTTGAACGACTTCCATCCCTTCTGGTTCACCTTCAAAAGAAGTTTTGAGTTTATTGGTATCCCATCCTTCAGGTATTTCAAGATACTCAGATGCCTCTAGTATTTTAGGTAACAAAAGGTCTTTATAATAACCATTATTTCGGACTTCTGTCTGGTATATTGTTACCGGAAATAAGTCTAGAGCTTTCATCCCTTCAAAAGCAACAAACAGAGTCTACTTGTATTCTACGATTGTGTCAAGCTTTATATCAATATACAAAAATTCCATTCTTGTGTTAGAATTATTAGCACCTTGATGTTCTTCCTCTACATTAAAGATTTCTGGTTTACCTTCTTTCCAATAGACTCTTTCACCAGTAGCAGTCCACTCAATGTACCCGTTTTCTACCTTTGTGGGTATTTGAATCCTTTTATATGGTTGATGATGTGGATTGTAATCTCTATGTGGTCTTGCAGTCATATTTGGTGGGTAACTTAAAAAATAAACACCAAGAATATCCTGATTATCAATAATATGAATTACTGATTTAGATAATTTTTTATTTGAATATAATTTATGAAGTTTAATATGACATATTTTTAGTCCATATCCCATATATTTTGATGTGATTCGTTCATTCCTTAATGGGAACTCAGTATCTTTTGCCCATTCATATAATGAATTTAAATTTTTTTTAGTAATCATATCTTTGTGAACATTCCTAGTAAGGCATCACCAACTTCAATCTCATAGTCTTTATTCTCCAATTTTGCATAGTCAAACTTTTCAATCACCTTTCCATTTATTGTTGCGCTACCATCAAAACATATGATCCAACTATTATTATCTCCTTTGAAAGATGACGTTATTTTCTTAGCATCCCAATCTTCTGAGGGATCTAGAGGATTAAATCCATAAACTTCATAATACTTTTCACTATTTTTATCGGATACAAGAATTCTGTCTTTACCCATCATAGACTTACAGTTCATAATATCTCCTTGACTACCATCAATAGTTATAGTATCAAAGGTTGTAATTAGTCTTCCCCTTCCTTTTACTATAATTTGAAAAAGAGTTAGAGATTTATCACCAGATTCTGCGAAAATTTCTTTTTTCTTATTTGTTGATCCACAAATGTAAAACTCTTCACATTTTTTGAAGTATTTCATAACTCAATCCTTTTCATCGGTATCATCTTTTTATTTCTAGGAAACTCTTCTCTCTCTATTGTTCTTCCCACTAATTTTGTAATATTCAAAGGACTATTTTCTATAACTTCACCGAATTGAAGTTGTTCATACCTATCTATTACTTGCTGACCTTGTATAGACAAAGATTCTAAAAACAATTCAGTGTCGAAAAGTTCTAGTTTATCTAAGTCGATTACAAGTGATTGAACATCATCAATAGATTTTTCTGATTGTGAACTACAAAATTTCACAATTATTTGTTGTGTTTCTGGAAGATACTCTTCAATCTTTATTAGTATTTTCATAGTGTAGTTTCTGGGCACATATATTTACTGCTGTCCCAAGGATTTATAACGAATGAATATCGTTCACCTTGAAACTTATTGACCATATGAAATTTTCCTGGTGAAAAGATCACCATCCTATTTGTTTTAGGTATGATCGTGTCAAAAGTTGGATTCTCTTCCATGTGATATTGTTGTGTATCTTTGAAGGTTTTGTAGTCTGAATTTGACTTCACGGTATCGTCATGGGATATGAATAATTCTCCTCCAGTAATATCACCAACAAATGGATAAAAAACAATAGAACATAGTGGAAATGTCATTAGATTATCTTGTTGCTTTCGCCTTTCATCACAATCTATATGCCATCTTGGTGGTTTTGTATTCTTATGTGCCCAAAATTCATATCCATCACATGATGACAAATCATAATAAGAATTGGCAAGATTTATCAGTGAAAGACAAAAGTCACTATAGATGAACTCTGTATCCAAATCAAACCATATTTCTCTTGTTGACTCTTTAAGTGATCCTAAAAGATTTTTCTTACATTTCTCAAATACATTTTCATGAATTACATTATCTAATACAATCATAATTTGTCGAAGTTAAATGAAATAGAAACTCTTCTTTCTTGTGACTGATTTCTAGTTACATAATGATCAAGGTATCCTGGGAACATATAGTAAGAACCTTTTTCTGGTGATATTGAAGACTTGTACATCGAATTATCATATTGATTGAGTCTTGGTACAAATACTAGACTACCAGAACCTTTAGGAACAGAGAGATATAATACTGATGAGACATATGCATTACCATGATTATGAGTGTTCGTACTCATATTATGCTCATGAATGTGACCCCAATATCCAATACATTCAATATCTTGTCCTGTTGCTGATTTGAAATCTTCTTTCATCTCAGCAATAATTTCATCTACAAATTCGTTTTCTGGACAATGAGTATCTTCATTTCTACTACTCAGTATTTCATGAGAAAGTTTTCTATTAGAGTTGTCTAGTACAATTTCTAGAAGAGAATCAATTTCTGTAAAAATTTTACCTTTAATTACATCAACCTGTATAATCGTTTCAAATTCAACATTACGTTCAATCATAAATCATCTTCCGTTGCTTGTAACATACCCCAAGAAGTTGCAATATATTTTTCTCCACCTATTGGTGGATTTCCTCTATGCGTATGAGTGAACCCTGCTGGAAAAATTATAATTCTCCCTTGTTTAGCACTTATTCTTTTATTCATATACAAAAATTCTGTCTCTCCACCATCAAACTCATCATTGAGATATGCCTGCACCACAAATTGTCTAGTGCAGTAAGGTATTCTAGAGTTCTCATAGTGCCAGTTATGGAAACCACCACCAATAGGAATCTTTTTTGCTTTTACATCATATAATAAAAACTTTGCTTCACCGAAGACGGTATATTTGTTTAGATACTCATTTACTGGTTCTTGAATATAAGGTAGAAAATTTGATCCTAACCAAGATCCAGAGGTTGTATGATAATTGTGGGATGCGTTAAATGCTTTATGATCTGTTAAATGCTTCTTCACCCCAGAACTTCTCATTGAATCACATTCTTCAAGTTTATCAATGAAGTTGATTAAACTTTCGCAGTGATTTTCTGGAATTGCATCATCATAAATTTGAATGAAATCTTCCATAATAAAATCAAGTTATATAATCTAGTTATAAGAGATTATGAATATCCTCCTCCATTAGTTCCACCAGCAGTAGTACCTTGATTTAACGATAGATTGTATGAGTTTCCACCAGTAACTAACCAATAACCATGTTTTCCTCCACTACCACCTCCTGATCTCTTTTCACCACTTCCTCTTTCACCACTTTCACCATTTTCTCCACTATTGCCTCCACGTCCACCGCGACCACCTACAGATTCCTCTTCATCACCACCAGCTCCACCGGAACCACCACCATAAGTACTACCATTACTACCTTTCTCACCGTCTGCTTCCCAACTATCTCCCTTTCTTCCACCAGAACCTGCTGGTCTACCGGCACCACCACCGCCTCCACCACCAGACGCTAACTCATCATCATTTTTATCGGTATCGTAGGCACCACCGCCTCCTCCTCCACCGCCGCCACCACCAGCAACGACTCCACCACTAAAAATTCTAATGGTTGCAGGATAGGCGAGACCTATACCACTATTACCATTTTGTCCATCTCCACCTCTTTCATTTTCATTATCAGCACCTTTTCCACCATCACCACCAGCACCTAAAATTTTTCCAGCATCACCAACATCGATACGCAAATCGGTTCCACCATTCCAACTGCCTGTTCTGAAAGCAACTTTTCTTCTGTTATTATCTTTTTCTGATTTTATAGTATCATTTACATGTAATATAACCTTAGTTCCAGAAGAATTTGCAGGTCTAGTCCTAAATCCACCCACACATCTAGTATCTTGAGGTCTGTTATTCCATTTTCTTCTAGCATCAACTCTTGTTCTTTCACTTCTAGAATAATAGTCAACAATAACATTCAAGCGTTTATTGTAAAAGTCGCTGAACTTAATTTCACCTGATTGAGGAATACCATCATCTAATGGCATATTTCCTACAGCAGCAGCGGCTCCTCCATTTTGCTTAGCAACATCATCACTAACACGATAGTCACCAAGACTACGTTTGCCGTTTCTTCCAAACTCAGATTCTATTTCTGAAAATCTTAAAGAAGATCCTGCGTTTTTGATTGCCATATCAGTTATCAGTAGAGGTTATTCCAGGTTGTACCGTTGTATCCTTTGTGAACATTATTGTCTATGTCATAAACAATTTCACCACCAAGAAGTCCAGTAAATGCTGCTATCTGTGCAGCAGTTACTCTTGGAACTCTCATAAATTCTCTATTTGTAATAGGTGTGAAAGCAGTAAATCCAGATCCAACTTGACCAAAATCAACCGCACAAGAATTTGCTGCATTGAATCTATCGGTAGCAAGTCCGATAGATGCACAAACAACAGAAGCTTGTGGTGCATTTATACCTTCAACTGGTGTTCCACTCAAATCAGTTCTAACACCAAGTCTTCCACTACTATCAACAATGAAAGAAGTATTTCCAGTATTAACAGCAAATCTCCTATTTAATCCTGTAGGATCTGTACTGATACCAATTTGACCTGCTGTTATTGTTTGAGTAACTGATGCAGTGTTGAAAGTTGAAATACCAGCAGATCCATTTACATTACCAGTGAGATCACCTGTTACATTACCAGTGACATCTGCGGTAATAGATGGAACACTAATATTACCATCGATTGTTACATCACCATTAAAGTGAGCATTTCCAGTGAATGTGGATATACCCAGAACACTTAACCTATGAACTGGATCTGACAGTCCTATACCTAAGTTCCCTTCATAAGTAAGGACCATCATTACATCACTTCTATCATGCCAATAGATAGATCCTGTGTTTATTCCAACTGATCCTGCTTGTAAATATGTGTTGATATTTCCATCACCATAGTTTATAATATCAAACGAATTTGGAGTGCTATAATCAAATCCAGGATTTCTATTTCCATATCTTAACTGAGCATTAACTCCAAGAGCATTTTCTGAAGATCCAATAGTAACTGTTGTTTCCCCTAAATTGCTTAATAGTTGAACTTTTGCATTTGTAGCATCAGCACCCGCTCTATTGATAAAGAGATCATTACCATTAGTAGTTGTAGTACCACCAATAGCAATACCTCCAGTTTTATAATCTGTTCCAACACCAATAAAGGAACTAACTGTAGCAACACCAACAGTAAGATCAGCAATATCAACATCTGCCGTTGATGTAAGTGATGCTGCTGTTGTTGCAGTTCCTGTTAAGTTACCTGTGACATCACCAGTAATACCACCAATAAAACTAGATGCTGCAACAGCGTTTGCAGTCAAAATACCAACAATAATGTTTGGTGTTCCACTCAAACTTAATGCTGTTGATGCTGTGCCAGTTACATCACCAGTTAAACCTCCTACTACATCTCCATCAAATCTAGTTGCAGTTATTACACCAGTAAAAGTTAAATCTGATGGTAACTTATCATTAGGAATTATTGGAAGTCTTTCTGTGCTAATAGTGCCATAAGCGATTCTATTTGCATCAAGATCTTGAAGTTCGGATCCAATACCAACAAATGTTCCTGATGTGGTAATACCACTAATCAAGACATTACCTACAGAACTTATGCCAACACCCGTTCCAAATCCTGCTAAAGTGGTTTCTGTTACACCACCAATTTGTAAAGTGAATCTTGGATCATCAGTTGCAACACCAACAAATCCTCTGTTGTATATACTTGTAAAACCTAATCCAGCATCAATGTCAACCCATTGTGATGTTGGCATACCAGATAAGAATCTGGCATCACCATAGAAAGTGACAATTCCTGTATTAGAATCGGCAGCAGTAATGATACCGTTCCTTATACTTACTCCGGCACCAACTAACTGTGTTCCAAGATTGATTGTCCCAATTCCAGCAGAATCAAAAACAGTCAATAAGTTTGTGAATGATGAAGTTGCACTGGAAAATCCAGTTGCTTTCACGTTTCCACGAACGTCCAAATTTTCAGTTGGAACCGTAGTACCGATTCCAACCAAACCTACAGCATTTACTACCAGATTATCATCATCAACCTGGACACCATTACGAAAATTAAACTGCTTGTTATAATTCGCCATCTCTTGATGCTTTTTAGTTATTTAGTTTATCTTCAAGAGCAGAAACTTTATCGGAGAGTTCCTTAATTGCCTCAATCAGAAGTGGGACAATCTTCTCATATTGAACAGTAATGTACTTATCACTTGCAGGTGCAGGATATACTGCTTCAGGAAGAACTTTTTGAACATCCTGTGCAGAAACACCAACATATGTATGATCAGTATTGAATCCTAGTTTACCTGCTGTCTCATTAAAGTTGAATGTGAAACCATTAAGTGAACAAACCTTATCAAGAGCTCCTATAAGTGTAACCTTATTGGTCTTCAAGCGATCATCAGATGCAAACGCAATAACATCATCGGTAAATCTACCTTCACCTGAAACAGAAAGTCGAGAACCGTTATATGTTATGTTGCCACTTGTTTCAAGTGTTCGATTGTCACCACTGCCATCGACCATGACAATTTGACCAGTTCCATCATTAACTCTTACATTATTTGAAACATCTGCTCTACCTTCAAATCTAGATGCTTTAACCTTATTGCTACTAATTTGAACCGTATTGCCAGCAAAGTTGGCATTATCATCTACAGTAAGATTATCATTTACAGTCAGATCATTACCAACAGTTACGTTATTGTCGAAAGTAGCATCTCCATTAACACCAAGAGCACCACCAACAACCAAGTTATCATCAACGGTTACTGTTCCACTAGCAGAATCAAGAGTCAATCCACCAGTAGCAGTATCAATCTCACCATCACCACTTACACCTATTCTTACTTCATTAATGTGTGCTTCAGAGAATGGTAATGCTGCTGTTCCAAGATATGCTCCCTCATCAGTATCAGGGCGAATACCTGTATCAATTTTTACTTCACCATTGAATGTAGAGATACCAACAACTCTTAGATTATCCTTAACGTCAAGTTCTTCACCAACAATTAAGTTTCTACCGATTGCAACACCACCAGCAACTCTGAGTGCTGCGTTCTTATCAGTTTCATCTTCAGCACGATTTGAGTTTGTGAAGTCAACCTTACCAACAACTCTCAGATTATTATTCAGAATGAGTTGTCTGTTCATTCTAACATCACCGTTGAAGGTTACAGGACCATCAAACTGTGAAAGGATCTGACCAGATGTGCCACCCTCAACCAGGATTCTTTCCTTAACAATAACTTCGTCAAATACAACAGAGAGTCTGTTAGGATCTTCGCCAGTTACAGTTGGTGTTGGAACATCAAATGTAGTTTGCTCACCAGATTGTGCAGAATACTTGGTGTTTCCAATGTAGAAGTCACCATCACTGTCCATACCAGTGTAGAGAACAGTTCCACAAGAAGTTTCTTGTGCCTGTACTAAGAACTCTTCAGTTTCAGAGAGAGTTCTTACCTGAACCTGTGGTAAACCAGTTGAGTAGTTACCAGGTCCATAACCAAGATATTCAAAGGTATGACCAGAAGCACGAAGAATAGATGGTCTATGAAGTGCAATAGGATCAAGCTTGATCTTCTTGATAAGAGTTCCAACCTTATGAGATTCAATTACGGTTCCCATAGAACCACGAATCACTGACATAAGATTGTTTCCTGCTCCACTCAGAGAGGAACTCTTAACACGCATAATCTCGTTTCCTACCTGAATATAACATCCAAGTGGGAATCTTGCTGGAATCAAGGAGTCTGCAAGATTTGTAGGAAGTTGAACTTTTAACTCATCTTCGGTGGTAACATCTGCTCCATTTGCGTTGCCCTCCAAAAGGAGAACTTCATTGTCATAGATTGCAGAACCTCTTACACCAAGATTTTCACTTGCACTATTTGCACTAGCGTTTTGTGCATCTAAGATATGCTTGAGAACATACTTAGGTGCTGTAATTGCAGTCTTAGTTTGAACGGTGAAAGTTGTTGGAGTAGGTACAGAGTTAATAACAAACTCACCAAGATTGGCATCACTTGCATTTCTTATAGTAACTCTATTACCTGCAAGTAAACCGTGACCCTGTGTGGTGGTAATCGTTGTTGTGATTACATTTGTGGTTGTATTAGTGCTGGTTGTTGGTGTACCAGTTACTGTTGCAACACGACCTGCGTTGATAATATATTGTCCTACATTGATTCTAGGATCAGAGTTAGTTTTGATAACACCAATCTGTTTTGTTCCAGGAACTGATGTAATTCTGCAATAAACATCTTGTGCTGTTCCAATACCAGTAACCTGAACATAGTTGTCAGTTGCTGTTGAAATACCAGAGGCAACAATGTCAATGTGTGCTTGATTAGTACCACCAATCGTAGCACTATCAAAGAACAAGGTTTCGCCAGCAGAATATCCAGATCCACCCTCAGTGATCGTAGCCGCAGTAACAGCACCACCACTAACAGTACATTCAGCAGTTGCACCATCCCAAGCAAAGGAACTATTGTTAAGTAGTTTTACGTTGGAATATGTACCATCAGCATGACCTGATCCACCATCTAAAGTATCATATGAACGAACACCATTCAGTTGGTGCTCAGTATCAAATGTAAGTGTTGCAGTTGTTCCACTATCAATAGAATTAGTAACCTTTAGACCATGTGCAAATGTTTCAAAATATCCATCAACAGTTTCTCTTGTAAGACTTCTCTTCAGATCGTTAGTAACAACCTGACCAATAGGTGCTCTCTTTGCAAAAGATACTGCCGCATCTGGGTTATCTTCATGATTGTCTCTATCCAACTGTGGATAAAGATTAGTAACACTCTGACTGAACTTATCAACAGTGAACTCTTGTGGTAAAGAGTTGCCAGCATTCATAACATAGAGATAGAAGACACCATCTTGAACATTAAAGATGTATGGTCTAATTGTCTCTACACGATAAACGTAGTAGTTTCTCTGAACATCTGCTCTTCTAAATCTTGGCAGAGTTTTATCTCTTGTATGAACAAGGTTGGTAATATCTCCAGGAGCGTGTTCCGTTCCAAAAATATCTTTATCGGAAGTTTTAAACTCCTTATCATTATCAACACTTTCAACCTTAAAAGTTCCGTTAAAACCTAATGTTGGTTTTGCGGTTGTATTAGTGGTGCTCTGAACATCACTGATGATAACCGTATCACCAACTTTAAGTTCGTGTGGTTTGTCAGATCTGATAGAGATCAGATTAGTTGCATTGCTATGAGTACAGGTTGAAATAAATCTGCTATTACGATCAAAGTCATAATCCTGCTCAGTAATTGTAGTTGCAGTAAAATCAGTTACTTCTCTTACGTTAGTAACTGCGGAATCTTGAAGAACAAATCCAGGTACGGGATCTCTTGTGTTAACCAGTTCTTTGGGTACAACATAACGTAACTTATAGATCTTATCATCAAGACTTCTATTATCTTCTTTTCTCTTAAGATAAGAAATTTCAGTCTCAGGTGTGCTAAGAGTTCTGATATGTTGATATAAGGTGCTGTTTGAATTTGTGTGAATAAACCACTGTCCCTCATTTGGATCCCACTGTACTGGATGACCCAATTCACCTGCTTTCTTATCGGAAATTCTACTTTCAATTCTTAACTTAGTACCACCATAAGTTGAAATATAGATGGGAGTTTGTGATTCTGCATTTGCAACAGAAGATGCAATCTGAATCTGAGAACCAGTGAGTGAAACATTATCTGGTCTACCATTTGCCTGACCAGGATTTCTCTCTGCTGTGATAGCATAATATACTTTATTCTCTTCTAATCCCTCTGGAAGATCACCATCTTCACTGAAGATACGAATGGATTCACCATTCTTAAGATTATGTTGTGTTGTATTATAGATGGTTACTTCTGGTCTGTTGAGTGGATTAGAAGTAGTTACATCCGTGTAAAGTTTGACTGAGCTATTAGTACCATCTGCAATCCTGTTAGAAGCATTAACAGGACCATCAGTCATAAAGATTTCTGCAAACTTGGTATCATCTTCCAAGTAAACTTTATCACCAACTCTTGCACCAATTCTATAACCCTGAGAAATGATTGGGGGTGGAATATCCTCATTTTTGTATCCTAAGAGATACAAATGACTGTCAATACCAGTGGTATTACCAGAAACTCCATTTGGATTTGCGGTCTTTGTCTTCTCAACATCAAACTGAACCCATTCAATATCAATATCATCATCAACAAGTGCTTTAGGTGTGATGATATTAGTAACGAAACCTTTATCATCCTTACCAAATGGATCTCTCTTAAATCCATCTGCTGCCAGTGAGAACTGACCGAAGTTAGAGTTTGAGTTGGTAATAGAAGCGTCACCACCACTCAAACACTCAAAGTGCTTATGGAAACCAATAGCGAAGACCGAAACGATCTGAATGACCGCATCGTTCGACATTTTGATGTGCTTGGTTTGCCATCCTTCTCTATAGACAGCATCAGAATCTAAGTGGAATATAGTCTGATCATTTGTCGAAGATGACTCAGATGAGAGCCTATCTGCTGCTACTCTATTGATTGCTATGCCACCATAAAGTCTGCTGGTAGGATCATACTTAACGAACGCACGATCATCCTTCTGGAGGGACACAGCGGTGAACTGTGCAACAACCATAGAACGGAAACCATCTGCCTTGCTACCATCAGCGTGCATACCGTTCATACCAAAGACAGAACGGAGAGATACGTTGAAGATATAAGGAGATGCACCAGATACAGTGTCAGTTTCAATAGTTACACTACCATCTGCTCCAGGTGCAAGACCTGCTCCAGGTCCAGCAGGGAGGTTAGATCTTACGAATGGTAATGAATATGTAAATGCAGTATCGCTTAGAACATTGACAACTTTTGTAGAAATGTTATAGTCGGCAATGTTGATACCACGGATTTTAATTGGTGTTCCAGAGTTAAGTCCGTGAGGTAATTGAGTTGTAACAGTAACAATATTACCAGGGGTTGCACCATCACCAGAAATAATTGTACTGATCTTTACAGGATCGGATGCAAATGCACCAACAATTTCCCATTCAGGTCTTTGCTTAGCAAATGAATCTGGAGATGCTGGGAACTTCTGATCAATTTCTCTACCAGATGCTCTATTAAATGCATTGCTGACCTTGCTGTAGTACATATCAAGGTCAGTGATGTCATATCCAGCAGGTATATTGACACCATCAGCATACTCAAAGCAAGTGAGTTTATGGTGGGAGAATGTGGGAACAGATCTATTATTTACTGAGAAGTCTCTTGGGTCTGTATATACCAATCCTGTTTCATCGCCATCGAAGAAGGTGAACTGCCAGAAGTAACAAGCACCAGTAATTCTGAAGATTGCTGATTCTGGTACGTTAGGATCTGTTGGGTTAGGAACATACTTGGGTTTAACCTTGGTCTTTCTTAAATCTAGACCAACAACAGAAGTACCACGAGGAATAATAATACCACCATTGATACTATTAAACTTATACAGGATATTATCTTCCTGCGTGAGGTCAAAGTTTGAATTGAGGGTAAGAGTTAGTTCAGATCCCGCAAAAGTTTCTGCACCACCAGGAGCAACAGCAGTTGCAACGTTTGCAACGTCCTTAATAGCATAACCAGGTCTGTTATCAATCAGGTGATCACCAGGGAACACAAGAATAGTGGTCTTTTCAACCAGATCGTTATCATCACCTCTCAGGTAAGAGAATCTTGCCGATTCCAGCAATGCTCTCTGAATAGTTTTGAAGGGTTTGGTTAACGAATTACCCTGGTTTTCAATACCATCAGTAGAGTCAAGGTCGTTAGGGTTAACGTAAAGAATGCGACCTTCGGCATTCTTGATAAAGTTCTCAAGCTTATTAAGAGGCATCTTATTCTGACAACCGTTAGATTTCTATGTTTTATTTATCCCCTTAAATCTTCCTCATCAAAATAAGATACCAGATCTTCTGGCAATATTTCTGGGTTAATAATTTTAATATTGTCAAACATAGGATGACATTGTTCAGAGATCAAGTAGTTTGATCCTTTATAAACATCTTCTACATCTAGTGGCATATTTCTAGTTGCTTCTTCAACTAAATCTTTATCCCAAAGATGACCATCTGGCAATTCATCAAACGTAAAAGGCACATCATTTAGATAGTACATTTTCACAATGCTCTTGCAATCATTGTAAAATACGAACGCTTTGCTTACGGTATAAGCGTTAACTGTCATACGTTTTTTGCTAGTACCTTATTTAGTGCGAGTAGGGAGACTTGAACTCCCACGAGCGTAATGCTCAACAGATTTTAAGTCTGGTGTGTCTACCGATTCCACCATACTCGCAAGGCATTACACTTATCATTATGCTATGTGGGCGCTACACCCAGAATACTGACAGTTTGTAATGGAGCAAGAGAGTAACCAACTCTCAATCACAGTGTGGTTAGCACCGTCGCGGGCGAGCT